AACAGATCGTGGTTGCCAAGTATAAAGTAAACTTTTTCAAACGAAGCACTAAGTCTTTCTAAGTTTGAAAGAGTATAATTCATAGTACTAACGTCTGTGCTGGCACGATTGTGATGCCAGTCACCTAAAAAGATACACGTCTCTGCACCTTCTTCTTTGGCTGTATCACAAAACCACTTAACAAATTCTTCGCAGTCAATGTTATGTGTTCTGCTACCGCTTTTAAGACCAAAATGAATATCTGTGAAACAAGCTGCTTTTTTAAATAGATTCATAGATTTATGTTACAGTATTTTTAATTAAAGGTCAATCCCAATCTTCGCCAGATGTGATTGTAACAGGTGCAGTATTAGCTCCACTGCTACCACTGTTCTGTCTGGTCCAGCTCGGATTCATACCATTCATTTCAAGAATATCATCTCGAATATTTTGATTACGCTTCTCGATATTGATGATGCGAACAAAACTGTTAGTAACAGCAGCGGTATAATAAGCAAACGGGTTATCGGATTTGCTTTCATCAAATTGTAAACCAATTTGGGTGAGCTGAAGTATCGCTTGACCACGCATTTCATCGTTGTAAGTATATCCACGGACATTTCCTCTAGTTGCATAACGCTCACATAATTTAATAAACATACGAGCTAAGTTATTAGTCATTTGTCCGTGATCTTTATCAAATTTACCTGTTTTAATTCCACCCTTCCAGTGACTTTTGCCTACACAGATCAATTCGTCATTGTCGTCAAACTTCCAGTGTTGATAAGGAGGAAAGTTTACTTTTTCGTGACTGTCGGCTGTATTCTTTAATGTCTTTTTACGACCGGGTGCTAGAGGAATATGATCAAATGTCATAACACGAAATACTAGATCGTGTTTGTCAATTTTCTTATAATCTATTTCGAATCCTTTTGCAGGAATTTTTTTACCCTGTTCTAGCATAGCTGCTTCGTGCGCTTGTTTTGCTAAACGTGCAGCCCTATTTCTTTTTGCTTCTGCTATAGTTCTAATGTTTATTTTTTCTAAGTTAGGAACAATTAAATCATATTCATGATATTCTTGTTTTGTATAAGAGCTATATGTAACTTTGCTTAAATGTATCTCTCTTAGTAGGTCCTTATTAGTTAGGTACTTAACTTTTGGTTGGTTCATTATCTAGATTTCTCCACAATTAGTAATATAATAGCACATTTTTTGTCGAATAAATAGACTATATGACAAGGAAATATGCTCAAAATGTCTTTATCTATTAATCCTCTTGCTCAATTGGTATCAAACATATCGCAGAGCGTTTCACAGGCTTCAAACGAAGCTGGCTCTGCAATGACTAGTTCTTTTTCTGAGCTATCGAAAATTGATTTAAACAGTAAAATTTCTTCCTTGTCGGGAGAAATTGGGTCAGGACTTAACGGGCTAACAGGAAATATTAAAAGTTTAGCAGGAAGTGCTTCCGGATCACTAGGTGGTATTTCTGGTTTAGGAAACATTTCGTCTGAAGTCCAGAGTAAGGTTGGAGGAGCAATTAATTCTTTGCAATCTGTAGCAGGTTCGACTAGTAACATAGCAGCAGACATCTCCGGGGGGTTAAACAAATTAGCTGGAGGTTCTGTTGGCGGCGGCCTAATGGCATTAGCAACAGGAATTAGTAAGACAGCTGGAATGCTCAACAATATACTTAGTCTAAAGCGAGGAGCAAACATTCCATCGGGAGCAGATGCATTTGTTAAACAAGGCACGGCTATAAAATTAAACACAAATCCTGGAAATGATTGGCGTGTAAGAATTAATTGCCAATGGAATACTTTTAATAGTCCGATGTTTGAACTTTTAAAAAATACAGGAGGAGTTGTTTGGCCTTATAATCCAAATATAACTGTATCAACAAAGGCAGAATACAATTCTCAAAGTATGATTCACAGTAACTACCAAGTACACTCTTACAAAAATAGTGTTGTGGATGATATTCAGATTAGTGGAGATTTTACCTGCGAAACAGAATCTGATGCAGCATATTGGATTGCAGCAACTACATTCTTTAAAACAGCAACTAAAATGTTCTTTGGTCAAGGAGCATACGCAGGAAATCCACCGTTGGTATGTAATTTATCTGGTTACGGTGCTAGTGTTTTTGATAACATTCCTGTAATTGTAAAATCTTTTTCGGTAGACTTAAAAGACGATGTAAACTACATTCACTGCGACAAGTGGAAAACAAATACGTGGGTTCCTGTTGTTAGCACTATAACAGTAACCGTTGCTCCTATATACAGCAGACAGCGTCTACGTCAATTCAGTTTACAAGATTACGCCAGTGGCGGAATGTCTATGAAGGCCAGTGGCGGTGGTGTAGGATATCTATAATATGGCAAAATATTCTAAAACAAGTCCTTGGTTAACTACTCCTCAGAATTCTTTATATATGGAATTGCTGAACATTCGACCTGTTCCAGCAGAAGCAGATGATTTTCGTTATATTATAGAAAATCAATATAAACACAGACCTGATTTGTTAGCATACGATGTATACGGCGATGCTAAGTTATGGTGGGTTTTCGTTCAAAGAAATATGAGCGTGTTAAAAGATCCAATTTACGATTTTACTCCTGGAACAACAATCTATCTTCCTAAAAAAACTAACTTAGAAAAATTCTTAGGAGTCTAAATATGGCATCTATTTTAGATTATCTTGGAAAAGCATTAGAAGTAAAAAAGCCCGACGGTACTCCTATTATTCCTAACCCTGTAAATTCTACTATTAACATAGGGTCAGTATCTAATATTACAAATTTAGTTGCAGGCGGTGCAACAAACTTTTTAAGAAACGGGCAATCATCAATACTTCCTGATACAAAAACTACAGCGGGTAGTGCAGTTCCTAATTTGCCAAATGTTAAACCAAACCCAATGGAACAATTTGCTTCTGTTAATGTGTTATGGACATTGGCTTGTTTAACTCCTGCACAATTTAATAACCCGTCGTCATATAGAAATTCACCAGCCGATTTAAAAAACATTGTATTTTCTTCAGCTGGAAGATTTGATGAACAACGTGTAAAAACATTTTATGGTACACCTGAATATTATGTTAATAATTTTCAAATGAAATGTATTATTGGTTCAACTGAAAAAACAGGAAACAGTAATGCTATTAAATTTGAATTTGACATCTACGAACCCTACAGTATGGGATTACTTTTACAAAGTATGCAGGTTGCCGCAGTAAACTCTGGCTATGCAAATTATCTAGACAATACTCCATATTTGTTAAAAATGGACATTCAAGGTTTTGACGAATTAGGAGTTTCAATCAAAGCTGTTAAATCGAAATATTTTACACTAAAATTGGTTTCTATGAAATTTAGTGTAAACGAGGGAGGAAGCAGCTATAAAGTAGAAGGTATTCCATACAACCATCAAGGTTTTTCAGACGCAATGAATACAACTTTCAAAGATATAAAAATCTTTGGAAAACAAAATGGTGTAGGTAATGTAGTTGAAGTACTAAGCACAGGAGATAAAAGTCTTGCAGCAGTATTAAATGATAATGAATATAGATTAAAAAAAGAACAGCAGATTAAGGAACAAGACGAATACCATATTGAGTTCCCTATACTTGCCAGCGACCTGTATTCGACCGCAGGCAATCCTCCTAAGACAAATCGAGCAACAGTTAATCCTGCAATGACTGAACAGCAAAGGATGTTAGCAGAACAAACAGCAGACTTTGAAGAAGCAGATAGTAAACCAGTTAATCCTATTGGGCTTGCTAGCTTAGGATTTGATCAAACTAGAGGCGGTAATCATATTTTTAAACGTGCTCAAGATCAGTATGATCCAAAGACTGGTGTTGTTAAACGAGATAATATGACCATTGATCCTAAGTTGAGAGCATTTCATTTTTCACAGGATCAAACTTTAACTTCAATTATAAATCAAATTGTGCTTAGTTCTAATTATGCATCAGATGCAATATCAAAAGCTAATCTAACCCCAGAAGGTTATATTAAATGGTTTAAACTAGATGTACAAATGAAATTGTTAAACTATGACGATTTAATTGGAGATTATGCAAAAAAAATAACATATAGAGTTGTTCCTTATTTCGTGCATCAATCTATATTTGCAAATCCGTCAGCAGCACCTGTTGGTTATGCTGAACTACAAAAGAGTGTATGTAAACATTATCAATATATCTACACAGGTCAGAACGTTGATATATTAAAATTTGACATAAACATTAACAATTTATTTTTTACAGGGGCAAATCCTTCTCCTGAAAGCAAGGCTGCAACAACAGCCAACCAAGACCAACAAGGGCCTGCTGAAAGAACTAACAGTTCTACAAAAAGCGGGCAAGGTCAAGATGCCAGCGCACAGGCAGCTCCAATGGGCAGAGCTAGGAAAAAAAGAGATCCTAAATTACTTGAAGGACTTAAAGGTGGTGCAGGATCTAAATCAACTGAACAGAATGTTGCTGAAAACTTTCAATATGCTTTCCTTTCTGGAAATAGTGCAGACTTAGTTACTGTTGATTTGGAAATCCTTGGCGATCCGTATTGGTTGGTTGACAGCGGTATGGGAGGATATTTTTCCGGAGCTCCCAGCGAAACTTCTCAGATTACAAACGATGGTACAATGAACTACGAAAGTGGAAACGTCTATGTATATCTAACATTTAGAACACCGTCTGATGTAAATGAAACCACAGGCTTATACGATTTTTCAATTGCAGGAAAAGAAAGTCCGTTCGGTGGTATATATCGTGTTAATATGGTAGAAAATTACTTTTCAGATGGATTTTGGAAACAGAAATTAAAATGTTTAAGAATGCCAGGACCACAGGGACCTGAGATTAATTCTGTAACAGGTGATACACCTGGACCAATTTCTAGAACAGATAATCAAGCTACTGAGATTAGTGATGCTGAGCCTAAAGATACATCAGTTGTTGACGATGCTGCATCATCGTCAAATTCAACAACAGATACAGCAACCGCTAATGGAAATACTGGACAATCTGGGCAAACTACACAAACCGTGACAACATCTAACAAAACAAAACCTGTTGCTGGTTACAGATATTATAGAGACCTAGGACAACAATAATGGCAGAATTACAAAGACCCTCAGCAGAAAATGAAGGACGTTCCGGTACTCTTGGTAACGGAATATATCTTGCGAGGGTTATTAGTCATTTAGATCCTACGTTTATGGGATCTTTAGAAGTTAATTTATTAAAAGACCAAGCAAATACCTCCGGCGAAGATGCCGAAACGTATATTGTAAAATATGCTCCGCCGTTCTTTGGCCATACACCTTTTGAGTTTATGGGTAAGAATGATGGCGCCAGTTCAACAATTGACGGATATAACGACACACAAAAATCTTATGGTATGTGGTTTGTGCCTCCAGACATTGGTGTTAACGTTTTAGTATTATTTTTAAACGGAGATCCTGCTCAAGGATTTTGGTTTGCCTGCGCACCTGGTAGATACATTAATAATATGGTTCCAGCTATTGCTGGATCAACTGAAAATTCTTTAGATGCTACAGATAAAGCACGATACGGTCCAATGAAATCCTTAGATGGTAAACCGTTGCCGTTGCCAGTTGCAGAAATTAACAAACGTCTAAATGCAGATAAAGACCAAGAAATTAATCCGGAAAAAATTAAAAAAGTTGTACATCCTATTGCCGATAGATTCTTAGAACAAGGTTTATTAGAAGACGATGTTAGAGGAGTTGTTAATTCGTCTCCACGAAGAGAAGCACCATCTATGGTATTTGGTATTTCAACACCAGGACCAGTTGATAGACGAACTAATGCTAAGAAAGCAAAAGTAGGAAAATCAGATAGTCAGTCGGACCCTGTACCAGTCAGTCGTTTAGGCGGAACACAAATTGTAATGGATGATGGAGATGATAGATATCATCGAGCAACAGCAGCAGCAGATGGTCCTGTAAAATATATTGACTTATTAAACGACAAAGAAAAATATGAACCGGAAGTTCCTTACGGAGAATATTTTAGAATTAGGACCAGAACTGGTCACCAGTTGTTAATGCATAATTCTGAAGATATCATTTATATTGCTAATGCAAGAGGAACAGCTTGGATTGAAATGACCAGTAATGGTAAAATTGATATCTATGCCCAAGACAGCATCAGCATTCATACACAAAATGATTTAAATCTACGTGCTGATAGAGATATCAATTTTGAGTGTGGCCGCAATATGAACTTTAGAACAGAGACAGGAAAGTGGCACGCTGAAATAGGCTCAGATATGGAGTTTTTAATTAATAAGGATGCAAAACTGACCGTAGGATCTAATCTAGATATTCTTATTGGTGCTGCAACAAAATTTTCTACAAACACTAACTTTGATATTGCTGCCGGTGGTGAACTTAGAGTTAGTTCTACCGGAGATTTAAGCATAGGTTCTGGAGCACAAATTATAGAAACGGCTCCAACAATCCACTTAAACGATACAACTAATGCAACACCTGCAGAAGTTGCAGATTTTGTTAAACCATACGACCTAAGAGATAACCCTGCAACAAGTACAACATCTAGTTGGGAAACTAAAAAGTATCAAGCTGGGGTTGTTCAGAGCTTTATGAAACGCATACCGATGCACGAACCTTGGGCCTTGCACGAGAATCAAGCACCAGAACAATTGACTCCAGATAAAACAGATAGGGATGCAGACTAATTATGGGAACAAAAATTTATAATCAAAAAACAGTTGCAACATCAAATGCACAAGTTACTACTAATTACGGAACTTTTACCTATAGGGGATTTAGTTCTTCAAACGGAGCAAAAAATTATAAACTTTATGACATTGATCTAGTTAAACAAGATCTAATAAATCATTTTTATATCCGCAAAGGAGAAAAATTAGAAAACCCAGAGTTTGGTACAGTCATCTGGGATATGTTATTTGAGCAGTTCACTGAAGAAGTTAAAAAAATTATTGCAAAAGACGTCGAAGATATTATCAATTACGATCCTAGAATAGCAGTTAATGAGATTCAAATCGATACTACAGATCAAGGAATAAGAATTCAAGCAGATATCGTTTACGTTCCATTTAATATTAGTGAGCGTATGACGTTTAATTTTGATAAAAACAATTCTATCATAGTATAAAATACCCACATAATTTTTATGGTAAATATTGGTATAGGGATAGGAAATGACTACTACAAGCAGACAAAATAATTTAATTCTAAACCAAGACTGGACTAGAATATATCAGACATTTAAAAATGCGGATTTCAAATCTTACGACTTTGAAAATCTACGCCGCGTTATCATCACGTATCTGCGTGAAAACTACCCAGAAGATTTTAACGATTATATCGAATCTAGCGAATATATGGCGCTTATTGACGCTATTGCATTCTTAGGTCAAAGCCTATCCTTCCGCATTGATCTTGCTAGCCGTGAGAATTTTATTGAACTTGCGGAAACAAAAGAAAGCGTGTTAAGGATTGCTCGTATGCTTTCCTATAACGCTAAAAGAAATATAGCTGCTAGCGGTCTGTTAAAATTTACATCAGTGACTACTACAGATAGTATTGTTGACAGCAACGGAAAAAATCTTTCGCAACAGGTTATTTCTTGGAATGACCCAACAAACACTAACTGGTTAGAACAGTTTATTCTAGTTTTAAATTCTGCAATGGCAGATAACACAGAGTTTGGTCGAAGCCAAGGATCTGCTACAATTCAAGGAATTCCAACAGAACAGTATCGTTTTAGAACAACCACTGCTGACGTTCCTTTGTTTTCTTTTAGTAAATCTGTTGCTTCTAGAGGAATGCCTTTTGAGATAGTTTCTACAGCATTTGCTAACAGTGAAAATATCTACGAAGAACCACCAGTGCCGGGCAACCAGTTAGGTTTTGTTTATCGTAATGATAGCACTGGACCTGGTTCAGCAAATACTGGATTCTTTTTAATGTTTAAACAAGGCACTATGCAACTTGCTGATTTTAGCATAGATGCTCCTACTACTAATGAAAAAATTGCAGTTGATGCAAATAACATTAATAACAACGATGTTTGGTTATTTTCTTTAAATGCAGCCGGAGCCCAATTAGAAGAATGGACAAAAGTTTCAAGCCTTGTTGGAAATAATATTGCTTATAATAGTGTTAATCAGAACGTTAGAAATATCTATGCAGTCAACACAAAAGAAAATGATAACATTGATTTAGTGTTTGCTGACGGAGTCTATGGTAATTTGCCACAAGGCCCTTTTAGAGTTTATTATAGAACCAGCAACGGATATAGATATACAATTTATCCAAACGATTTGCGAGGAATCAACATAAGCATTAATTATGTAAATGCTTCTGGCGTTGCTCATACTCTAACAATCGGGTTGGCACTACAGTCAACTATCACTAATTCTGCTGCTTCAGAAGATATCGATACAATTAGAACAAATGCTCCTGCTGTATATTATACACAGAATCGTATGATTACCGCAGAAGATTATAATCTAGCACCGTTAACTAGTTCTCAAAATATTTTAAAAGTAAAATCTATTAATAGAACTTCTAGCGGAATATCTAGAAACTACGATATCATCGATGCGTCTGGAAAATACAGTTCAGTTAATGTATTTGCTAATGACGGTTATATCTATAAAGAAGAAACAGAAGAAACTTTAACTTTTAAATTTAATAATAGACTAGACATTATTAATTTTATAAGAGGTTACATCGAGCCTGTGTTTTCTAGTAACGAAGTATATAATTTTTATTTTACAAAATTTGATAAAATTTTATTCACAGACGATAAAACCGTTTGGGAAGCTGTCACCACAATAACACCAACTGGATACTTTAAAAATACAGTAGATTCATCTTTAACAAAAGTTGGTAGCTATTCTACTAACCTATTAAAATATTTTTATGTAGGATCTCTTATCAAGTTTGTACCAGAAGAAGGCAAAGCATTTAAAAACGGAGAAATGGTAGCAGCAGATCCTACAGATCCTTTACAGACTAATATGATATGGGCAGAGGCTGTTAAAATTACTGGAGATGGCACAAACACAGGAAGGGGTGCTTTGACTAACGGATTGGGACCTATTGTATTAAACAAAACAGTTCCAACAGGAGCCATTGCTTCAAGAATTATTCCTAGATTTATAAACGATTTAAATGTTTCTTTAGAAAACGAAATAGTAAATCAAGCATATCAAAATTTAAATTTTGGCTTGAGATACGATGTTGAAACACTACAATGGTCGATTATAACATCATCTAATTTAAACTTAATTGATAATTTTACTCTAGGCAAATCTGGTGATATTTCAAACACCGGAGTCGACTCGTCATGGATTGTTGCTTTTGTAAAAGAGGCTGACAGCTATACTGTTAGAGTAAGAAAGTTAAATTACATATTTGGAAGTTTACAACAAAATAGATTTTATTTTGATGCCAACGAAAAACGTTACAATGATCAAACAGGCAATGTTGTCAAAGATACAGTTACAGTTTTAGGTATCAATACATCGAGTGATTTTATAACTGAATTAAAACAAGATGTTTCTTTTGAAATTAGTGATACTATAAAATTTGATGATGGATATGAAAGTACTTCAGAAATTAAATTATCATTCTATGATTCTAACAGTGATGGAATAATTGATAATCCTGAATCTTTTGAAACAATTGTGGGCGACGATCAGTCTTTAAATTATTTGTTTTTTAAACAGTCTGTTGATCAGTACGGAACAGTTTACTACTCATTAATTGATAATTCAATTAACTCTGTGTTAGTTTTAGAAAAAGAATCAGTTGTTGATATTAACGATACTGCAACTTATCCAGACGGACAACTTATATATTTCTATGATGTTGACGAGGACGTGATTAAACAAGTTAATAGAACAACAAATACATTAGATCTAGTTACATCCTACAAAGCAGTTTTAGGCCGTCGAAATTTAAAATTCCAGTATGTTCACAATGCTACAACTTATCGTAGAATTGATCCTTCATCGAGTAACATTATTGACACATATATGTTGGTAAGATCATATGACGAAGATTACAGAATGTATTTACAGGGCGGAATATCTACAGAACCAACTCCACCAGATACAGAAGTATTAAGAACTACGTTTGGCGGAACATTGTCTGCGATTAAATCTCTCAGCGACGAAATAGTTTACCATTCAGCCAAATATAAAGTATTGTTTGGATCTAAAGCTGATCCAAAATTACAAGCAACATTTAAGGTAGTGAAAAACCCAAATAAAACTATTAACGACAATGATTTAAAAGTGAGAGTAATAGGTGCAATTAACAATTTCTTTGATATTAACAATTGGGACTTTGGAGATAGATTTTATATGAGCGAATTGACAACTTATATTTTAAATTCCTGTGCTCCGGACCTAGCAAATATTGTTATTGTTCCAAAACAAACAAATCAGGTATTCGGAAGTCTTTTTGAGATTCAAAGTAGATCGGACGAAATCTTAATTAGTGGTGCAACTGTTGATGATGTTGAAATAGTTTCGGCTATTACAGCAGCTGAATTGGGTGCAAGTATTACAACTATTGTTTCAACAACTTATTAATAATTATGGCAGATAAATTTTATCCTAAGAGCAACTTACCAATTAGAAGAACAGTTGAGCTATTGCCTTCTGTTTTTCAAACATCTAGTAACGATAAGTTTTTATCAGGAGTATTAGATCCTTTAGTCCAGCCTGGCGTATTAGATAAGGTTGTTGGATATGTAGGAAGAAGATACGAAAAAACTTACACTGGCACTGATGTATATGTAGATACAGACAATACTTTAAGAAGCAGATACCAATTAGAACCCGGTGTTGTTTATAAAAATCTTAATAAAATTGAAAATTTTTATGACTACCTTGACTTTAAAAATCAGTTAAAGTTTTTTGGAAACATTGATGAGCGTGACGACAAGATAACAGAACAAGAACATTATACTTGGAATCCTCCTGTTGATTGGGATAAGTTTATTAATTACAGAGAATACTACTGGCAACCAAGCGGTCCGCCAAGTTTACCTATATACGGCCAAACCGCCAAGGTAACAAGTACATATAAAGTTGTTTTAGGAACAACAGGAAACTCTTTTGTATTCACTCCTGATTCTTATACAAACAATCCTACAATTACTTTGTACAGGGGACAAACATATAAGTTTAAAGTTAATGCTCCGGGAGAAGGATTTTCTATTAGAACAAACTATGATACCGGTTCATTAATTTTCCAACCTTATCACTCTTATAAAGCAGGAAGCCTTGCAGTTTATGATGGAAACCTATGGAAAGCTAAAAGAGATATTTCGCCAAGTGACGGCAGCTCTATTAGTATAGATAGTCAAGACTGGGAGTTTGTCGACCTAGCATCGTCGACTACTGCGTTAGAATATTCTAACGGTGTAACAAATAACGGAACTCAGAATGGTACTTTAACATTTGAAGTGCCCTACGATGCTCCGGACACTTTATATTATCAAGGATTAATAACTCCAGATCGCTTTGGAAAATTTTTAATTGCCGACATAGAATCAAATTCTTTCATTAATATTAATAAAGATATTATTGGAAAATCTCAATACACTTCTAGCAACGGAATAGAATTATCAAGTGGAATGATTGTCGAATTTAGAGGAAACGTAACTCCTGCTGAGTACTCTCATAATAATTGGTTAGTCGAAGGAGTAGGCGATGCTATTACACTAACAAGATTCGATAGTCTGGTCGTTCCTGTATTGACAACAGATGTACCGGAAGTTTTATTTGACAATGAAGGATTTGATACGCAACCGTTTGACGATGCGACCGCATATCCAACATATAAAGATTATACAACAATTCGAAGAGATAGTAGAGATTTAAATCCCTGGAGTCGATATAACAGATGGTTTCATAGATCTGTTTTAGAAAAATCATATTCCTTAAGAGGAGAAGATTTTCCAGCAACTGAATCTTTAAGAGCAAAAAGACCTATTATCGAATTTAAACCAAATCTACAGTTATATAACTTTGGTTCTGTAGCTAAACAAACAGTTGATTATTTAGATACAAATACTACTGATATTTTTAGTATCATAGAAGGTAGTTCTGGTTACAACATTGACGGTGAGTTTTTATTTGAAGGCGCAAGAGTTTTATTTGTTGCTGATACTGATAGTCTTGCAAATAATAAAATTTATGAAGTACAATTTATAACACATAATAATCTACGCCAAATACATTTAAAAGAAGCCTTAGATAGCGAATCTGCTGTTGGTAGTTGTTTATTAATTAGACGCGGCAATAAAAATTCTGGCAAGATGTTCCATTTCACAGGAACAGCTTGGAAAGAAAGCCAGCAAAAAATTACAGTTAATCAAAGTCCAATGTTTGACGGGTTTGACAACAACGGAATAAGTTTTTCTAATGAAGATACATATCCGACTAATACGTTTGTTGGTACTGAAATTTTAAGTTATAAAGTTGGCTCTAGTGTTGTTGATAAAGAATTAGGATTTAGTATAAGTTATCTCAACATCAATAATATCGGAGACATACAATTTAATTGGTCTTGGGATTCTGCTAAATTTGAATATGTGATCGATAGAGTTACATATTCTAAAGATCTAGCCACCGGCTTCTATAAATTTAACAACATCAACGGAGATGATTATCAAAACGGTTGGTTGCTAGCAGATACAAAATATTTTCAACCTATCATTGACAGTCAAATTGTAAAAGAATCTACAAACATTTTAACTTTTAATACTGTAAGATGGGAAAATCTCAAAGAAGATAACGAAATTAATTTTTATGTTAACGGTACAAAGTATCTTGGAGACTGGACACGAACTCTAGGAACTTTTACATTCTCAACAACATTTGAAATAAATGATGCAGTTTCTTTGAAATTAATTTCAGACATTGAACCAGACCAAGGATATTACGAAATTCCTGTAGGTCTTGAAAAGAATCCATTTAACGATAATTTAATAACATTTACTCTTGGCCAAGCAATTGATCATTTAACAACTGCATTAGAGTTTAATATTGATATTACTGGCATAGTTCCAGGAAATTCTAATTTGCGTGATATATCTAATTTCCAAAAATTTGGAAAACGATTTTTAAAACATTCTGGTTTAACTCCAGTAGTGTTGATGTCGCTATGCGATAAAACTCATAATATTGTTAAATCAATACAGTATTCTAAGCAGTCATATACAGAATTTAAAAATAATTTCTTATCAAGAGCATTAGAAATAGATTACAATGATAATATTCCAGATTTTGTCGATGAGATTATAAACAGTTTAACAAAAACTAAAAATTCAACAAATCAATTTTCAGAGTCCGATATGATTGGTAGCGGAGCATTCACTTCAATAGTATATGAAGTTGATGATCCAGGAATAAAAACATTTTCTCTTAGCACGAAATTTGATTTATCTACTCCTAGCAGTAGAGCCGTTTACGTTTATTTTAACGGAAACCAATTATTAAATTCTCAAGATTACACATTTAATTCTACTTTTGGTTTTGTACAGTTATCAGTTAATTTAACCGAAGGTGATGTAATTGAAATTAGAGAATATGTTTCTACATCTTCGAACTATATTCCAGCAACTCCAACGTCAATGGGATTGTATAAAAAATATACTCCAATGAAATTTGTTGATGATACCTATGTAGAACCAAGAGAAGTTATTCAAGGTCACGACGGTAGCATTTCAGCAACATATGGCGATTTTAGAGATGATCTATTATTAGAATTAGAATATAGAATTTATAATAATATCAAACAAGAATACAATGAAGACATTTTTAATATAGACGATATTGTTGGCGGTTACTACGGTGTCGGATTATATAAAAAATCTCAATTGGACATTATAGTGTCTCAAGAATTTTTAAAATGGATTCAAAATACAAATATTAATTATACATTAAATTCTTATTTTGACAGTCAAAATTCTTTTACATATACCTACACAAATATGACAGATCCTACAAGGTCTGAAAATTTACCAGGGTATTGGAGAGGTGTGTATCAATATTTCTACGATACTGATCGACCACATCGTTGTCCTTGGGAAATGTTGGGCTTTAGTGAAAAACCAACTTGGTGGGAAAGTGAATACGGCCCTGCACCTTATACTAGAGGAAATTTAATTCTTTGGGAAGATTTAGCAAACGGAATTATACGTCAAGGTACAAGAAAGGGCAGATACGCTCGATATACAAGGGATACATTACTATCTCATATTCCTGTAGACGACGAAGGTCGTTTATTGAGCCCATTAGATTCTGGATTAGCTAGAGATTTTTCATTAATTAACAATCAAGGATCGTTCGTATTAGGCGATATAGCTCCTGTCGAATACGCATGGAGATCAAGTTCTGAATGGCCATTTGCTGTTGTAATAGCAATGGCATTAATGAGACCGTTTGAATTTATTTCGAATAATTTTAACAAAGACGGAGTATCTTTAAACAACCTAGGACAAACAATTTATTCGTCTACTGGCAAATTTATTACAAAAGAAAATTATGGTCAATCAACTGACAATATAGTTGGTCTTGGAAAATATATTATCGATTATGTAAAATCAAAAGGTATCGATGAAACTACCTTATGGGATAAGATTAATAATATTGATGTACAAATATCGCATAGAATGTCTGGATTTGTTGACCAGCAACAACAAAAATTTTTATTAGACTCTAAGAGTCCAGCAGCATCGTCATCTAGCGTATATGTTCCTCCAGAGAACTACGATATTATTTTTAATGTAAGTTCTCCTATTGCTAGCTTGTCTTACAGCGGAGTAATTATAGAAAAAAATTCAAGCGGGTGGGTGTTAAAAGGCTATGACGATATACAACCATATTTTAATTATTTCCAAGCACTTCCAAACCAACGAGATCCTATTATATCTGTTGGCGGCACAAGTGAGAATTTCTTAGACTGGCAAGCTAATAAATTATACTCTAATGGAATATTAGTGAGATATGCCAACGAATTTTATAGAGCACTTAAATCTCACACCAGCGGAGATGTATTTGACATTGATCTATGGAAAAAAGTAGCAGGAATTCCAAAAACTGGAGCAGTAGAAGCAAGCGGTAGAAGAACATTTAACACACTGGTAGTTAAACGTCTAAGTTACGGAACACAATTTACAACTATTCAACAGGTTGTTGATTTCCTATTGGGGTACGAAGCCTATCTCAAATCAGTAGGATTTATATTTGATAATTACGATCCTGAAAATAAAGTATCGCAAGACTGGCTATCTGCTGCAAAAGAATTTATGTTCTGGACCAAGCACAGCTGGCAAGTCGGATCGTTGATCTCACTAAGCCCTGCAGCACAAAAAGTTAACATAACAGTTCCTGTTGGCGTTGCTGATAGCGTATTAGAAGGATTTTACAATTATCAAGTTCTTAAAGGTGACGGTAAACCTCTGCAACCAAAATATATTGATGTTAGCAGAAATTTTCAAAATATCACAGTTACTACCACAAATACCACTGACGGTATTTACTATCTAAAGTTATTTTATGTTCTGAAAGAACACGTAACTATTTTTGACGATAAAACAGTTTTTAACGATACTATCTATGACAAGACAACCGGTTACCGTCAAGGAAGAATAAAAGTACACGGATATAGAACAACCGATTGGGACGGAGATTATACCAGCCCAGGATTCTTATTTGATAATGTTAATATACAACCTTGGGTACCATATACTGATTACAAGTTAGGCGATATTGTTTCTTATAAATCTTACAATTGGACTAGCTTGATTAATCAGCCGGGCTCTCAAACATTTAATGATGCCTATTGGAGCAAGTTAGATACAACTCCAGAAAAACAGTTAGTTCCTAACTTCGATTACAAAATTAAAGGGTTCTCTGATTATTTTGAAGTAACGTCAGACGGCCTAGACAAGAGTCACAGAGATTTAGCTCGTCATACAATAGGATATCAAACTAGAAATTATCTACAGAATCTTTCAGAAGATCCAGTTACACAATTTCAAATATATCAAGGATTTGTTCGTGAAAAAGGAACAGCAAATTCGATTACAAAAATATTTGGAAAATTAAGTCGTTCAGAAACTGATAGTATTTCTCTCAACGAAGAATGGGCATTTTTAGTAGGAAAAGTCGGAGGCGTTGATCAGCTTACTGAAGTTGAAATACAAATTGAAAAAAATAAATTAGAAGTTAACCCTCAACAATTTTTAATAGAAACTACTAAGTCTGCTTTAACTACAGATCAAAAGTATAGAATAACTTCTTCTGATTTTACAATAGTACCAACCCCATTTAATGTTAATATATCACCCACTGCTGATTTATCTTGCCCTTATACCGCAGGATATATTACTTCGACTACTATTGATCATTCTATTAAGACAAGAGAAGATTTATTAACTTTAGATATAAATTCTATAAAAGAAAATGATCACATTTGGGTTACGTTTGAAAAAGATTCTTGGACAGTATTAAGAGTTAACGAATCTGCCACTCTTGAAATAACTGACGTCACTCGTCCATCGGATACAACAGTTGTTATTACATTTAATCGTCCGCACTCTATTCAAATCGACGAGTATGTGGGCTTTAGAAACATATTAAATTTAGTAGGCTTTTATAAAGTTTCTAATAAAACTACTGCAACAATCACTGTTAATGTATCGTCAACGATTCAAGATCCTGTAATTGATTACAGTACAATTACACGAGTTCAGTTAATAACTGAATGCAGATTTGCTGATTATCAATCTATAGACAACCAACAAGCAGCGTTATTAAAAAATAAATCTAGATTATTTGTTGATTCTAATGATACAGGAAATTGGGAAGTTGTTGAAAAAAATAAACAGTATTCTCCTAAAACAATTTCTGACTACGGTGTAACTAATCCGCTATTTGCCGGATCGTCAGTTCTGTACGACAATATTAATAAACAAATAATTTCAAGTATTCCAGGATCGGGAATAGTTGTAGTTTATGTTGAAACTGATACCGGCCTACAAATAAAACAAATATTGTCTCCTCCAGTTAACACATATAGTAATGCAGTTGGATCGTTTGGTAAATCAATGGCGTTGTCACCGGACGGAAGATTTTTAATTATTGGAACGCCTGAAGCCAGCGGATTAAAAACAAATTACCAAGGACCTTGGGAGTCTCAGGTAAGATATCAAACAAACGATATTGTGCTTTATTCCGGACAAATCTGGAGAGCCAAGAATCCTAACTATCTAGGTACTGACGGAAGTACAGTAGCAGCAGTTAACACTGATGATTGGGAAATTGCAACTAATATTCCAGTACTAACATCAGGAAGAGTTTCTGGTTTTTACAATCAAGGAATGATTGCAATATATGAATTTTCAAATGGAAGATACACAAATGCAAAAGCATTTGTAAGTCCTCGACCTGTTGAAAATGAAAAATTTGGATCTAATGTAACTGTAAGTTATGACGGTACAAATTATTATATGGCAGTTAGTGCTGTAGGATCAGTAAACAGTTCCGGAAGAGTTTATTTGTTTAAAAACACAGGAACCGACTGGGAACATTTAGAAAATTCTCACTATAAAGGAATTTATAATCCTTCAACAATTTATCGTGAAGGCGATATTGTATGGCAACCTGCACAAGATCCAATTGTAGAAGAAGTCAAGGGCAACCTATGGCAGGCACTTGAAACACAACAAGGTGACGGCAGCACATTAACACTAGAATCATCTGGTTGGATAAAAGTTAGTGATGTTTCTACAAGCTGCTCTTTACCAACAAATGTGTCTATAGAAGACGACGGCTCAACAGTTGCAGCTGGAATAATTTCAGTGGATCAACTTACAGAAATTATAAAACAAGATGAACAATTTGGTTATAGTTTAACAATGAGCCGAGACGGAAGTATATTAGTTGTTGGCGCTCCGTATGCCGACGGTCAATATTTTTCTAACTACAAAGGATTGTGGAGAGCCGATGTAGAATATGCAGAAGGAGAAGTTGTCAAATATTCAGATATCTATTATCGATTAGGAGATGCGTCAGGAAACCCAGATTCTACTTACAGAAGTCAAGGAGAAGATCCGTCGTCCAGTGCCAATTGGCAAGAAGTAGGCGATAGTGCTGCTAATCCTTCAGGAAAAGTTTTTGTATACAAGAAAACTAGTTATGATTTATATCAGTTAATCCAGACACTAACATCTGCAAACATATCATCTTATTCAGATGTGAGCATGGAAATAAATGTTGGAGATCAATTTGGATATTCTGTAGATGTTGACTCATCCGGTACTACATTGATTATTTCTAGCCCACGATCAGACATAAATTATCAAAATCAAGGATCAGTATATGTTCTTAATTTTGATTCCAATATTTCTGAATTTAAAGTAAAACAAAAATTAGAAAGTTATGAAATGTATCCAAGTGAATACTTTGGATACGGCGTTTCTATTAGCCCGGACGGATATAAAATAGCCATCGGTTCTAAAAACACTTATTCGCATTATCCTATAATATTTGATTCAATGAGCGGAACACTCTTTGATCAAGGAAGAACTAGTTTCTATGTTGACCAAGGATACACCGGCGGCGTTTATATATTTGATAAAAAAGACAACGAATTTTTCTTAACAGAAAAATTAGAATCTGTACTTGTTGAAAATGAAAGTTTTGGTTATAGTATTGATTGTGTTGGATCAAAAGTATTAGTAGGGTCTCCTTATTATAGAAAAGATAATACAGGAGATTACATTGGTAATATAAGATTATTCAGCAAAGATTCTTCTGTTGATTCTTGGACTATTATATCTCAACAATCTCCTTTAGTTGACATAAGAAAAATTAATAGTGTTGAGTTATACGACAATATTAAAAATGTTAAAATACAGGATATAGATTTTATAGATCCTGCTAAAGGTAAAATCCTTAATTTAGCAGAAGAAGAAATTAAATTTAAAACACCATACGACCCTGCGGTCTATACTGTAGGAACTGAAGACGTAGTAGTTGATAGTTCTATTAACTGGCTAGAAAAAAATGTTGGACAGCTATGGTGGAATGTAGGTAATGCAAAATGGATGTATTCTGAAATTGGAGACATTTCCTACAGACAAGGTAATTGGACACAACTAGTAACTGGCGCAAGTATTGATGTTTACGAATGGGTGGAAACTCCGTTGTTGCCTAGCGAGTGGGCTGCTTTAGCTGATACAAACGAAGGCCTAGCAGTTGGAATTTCCGGCCAGCCATTATATCCTAATGATGATACCTATAGCACAAAACAATTTTATAATTCTATCAGTGGTCAAGTGAACAAGACTCTTTATTATTACTGGGTAAAGAATAAATCTACAGTTCCTTCTAATTTAAATTTTAGAAGAAAATCTTGCTCTGAAGTAGCTAGTTTGATATCAAACCCAGTAGGAACTGGACTACCGTTTATAGCATTTGTTGATTCTGATAAATTTATAACCTATAATTTTGATTCTATTATTCAATCAGATACTGCATTGCTTAATATAAAATATAAGAACGAATTAGGTATATCAATCCCAGTACATAAAGAATATCAATTAATGACTGAAGGTATTGCTAGCAGCTTACCAACACCTAAACTTGAAAATAAATGGATAGACAGTTTAGTTGGTTTTGATATTATCGGTAATAGAGTTCCTGATATCAACATTCCGGCAAAACAAAAATACGGAATAGATTTTAGACCTCGTCAAAGTATGTTTGTTAACAAAGATGCAGCATTAAAACTTGTTGTTAACAAAATAAATTCTGTATTGTTAAAACAACCGTTTGCAACTATTATTGATTTTACAAATTTAAACTTAAAAGATTCAGCCCCTGCTGAAATCTTAAATCTATACGATGTTCAAGTTGACACTGAAATAGATTTGCAAAATGTAGGTACCATAAGAACCAAAAAAGCTGTGCTGTCTGCAAATATTGTAAACGGTGAATTAGACACTATTGATATTATAGATCCTGGTTTCGGTTATAAAGTAGTTCCTAATGTTGTTATTAATGGGGATGGCAAAGGTGCATCTGCAGAAGTAACTCTTGACAACCAAGGAAGAATTAGAACAGTAACAGTATTAACTAGAGGAAAAAAATACAGTACAATTAATGCGTCTGTTCGTTATTTCTCTGTATTAGTAAACTCTGATTCTACTATTAACAATTTCTGGAGTATATATTCTTGGGACGATGTAAGAAAAACTTTCTTTAGAACTCAATCACAAGCATACGATACTACAAGATATTGGAGTTATATTGATTGGTGGAAATCTGGATACAATAACAAATCTAGAATTACCAAAGAACTATTAAGCATACACGACGAAGTAATTTATAAAATTTCCGTCGGCGACCTGATAAGAGTTAAAGAATATGGATCAGGTGGATGGGCAGTATTTGAAAAGGTCTCAGATACAGGCAGTACTTTCTTAGACAGATTTGAATTAATTTCGAGAGAAAACGGAACTATAAAATTAAGTGACTCATTATACGACGCTTCAATCTTTGGAATTGGATTTGATAGATCGCAGGCGTATGATGATACAAATTACGATATTAACACATCTTTAGAATTAAGAAATATTTTAAAAGCTGTTAAAGAAGATATTTTCGTTGGCGATTTTAATATCGAATGGAACAATTTATTTTTTGCATCTATGAGATATGTGTTGTCTGAGCAACAATATGTTGACTGGATGTTTAAAACAAGTTTTGTAAATGCAACACACAACGTAGGAGCATTTAGTCAGCCAACTAACTATAAAAATGATAATTTATCAAGTTATCAAGAATATATTAACGAAGTAAAACCTTTTAGAACTACTGTTAGAGAGTATGTTAGCCAATACACAACTCCTGAAAAATATGATTTATCTGTAGCAGACTTTGATTTAGAACCAACGTTTTCTGTTAAAGATGGAAAAGTTATTCCGATCAAACTTGATAATGATTTATTAAATGTTTATCCTTGGAAGTGGTGGTCTGATAATAACGGATATTCGATTACAGATATACAAGTATACGATTCGGGAGAATTATACAAAACTCCACCTAAAGTATTAATTGAAGGATCTGGCACTGGCGCAACAGCACAGGCTTATATTTCTAATGGTAAAGTATCCGGCATTGTAGTTCTTAATGCTGGCCAAGGATACTTGTCTGCTCCTACTGTTTCATTGGTTGGAGGAAATTCAGCCGGAGCTAGATCGGCCAAAGCAGTTGCAATCATTGGAAACAGTTTAATTAGATCACTTCATGTATCAGTTAAATTTGATAGGTTAACAACTTCTGGATTGTATACTAGTTTTTCACAATCTGAAAGATTTGTTGCAACAGGAACAACATCGGTGTTTAATTTATCTTACGCACCTTCCAGAGATAAAAATAAAATATCAGTTTATAAAAATAATCAATTATTATTAAATTCTGATTACACAATTACATTATATTATTCAACAGTTCCTGGATTTAAGAGTCTACAAGGAAAATTAAATTTTGCAATAGCACCGTCTGCAGGAGATATTATAGTAGTAAACTACGATAAAAATATTGAATTGTTTGATGCTGTTAATAGAATTGAACAGAAGTATAATCCTAAGGCGGGAATGATAGGAAAGGATCTAGGACAGTTAATGACAGGTATTGACTTTGGAGGTGTTCAAATCCAAGGTACTACCTTTGATGTTACTGGTGGATGGGACGCTCTGCCTTGGTTCACTGACAACTGGGATAGTGTTGAAGCAAATTCAGATTATTACCATGTCTGTGATGGAAGCACAACATATGTTACTTTACCGTATGTTCCTGCAAACGGTCAAATTATTAACATCTACATAAAAAATTCAGTAACAGGAGAAATTATTAGAATTGACGATCCTAACTATACAGATGCTTGGGATTCGTCGGTTGCAATTAATCCTAACGCACAAATGCCATCTTTTGTCGGCGACGGTAATACTTCAAATATTGAAATTGGAACGTATATTTCTACCAGTGCCGGAGACATTTTAATTTTCCGCCCAATTGAAAGTGACGGCTCTGTAACTATTACAGATGACAACTTACTAGATACAAAGGTTAGCGGAGGAACACTTTCTGCAATTGACGGAGCATATGTTACAGCCAATGGAGCAACGGTTGAAGAAATTATTATTAATGGTGGGTCGTTTATTAGCCCTGAACAGGTACCAGCACCAGAAGAAAATGTTCCCGGCCAAGTATTAGATAGCGTATCTATCAAAGTATACAATAATATAATTAATGGCTCTGCTCCGTTGCACACAAAATTAATTCGAAGCACTGGAGTTGATACTAGTTTTAATATTGGTCAACCAGTGTTGCAAAATAGTTCAGTGATTGTTTATATTGATAAAATTAAACAAGTAATCAATATAGATTATACACTTGATCTGATAAATCAGAAAGTTAATTTTGCATCAAGTCCACCAGCCGATTCCTTAGTTGAAATATTATCAATTGGATTGGGCGGTCTTGGAATTATCGACTATCAAGAATTTATTGCTGACGGTAATACAAATTTATTTTTAACAAATGCAGATTACGATAATACTTCTAATGTTTATGTAACATTAAACGGTAGATTATTTGATACAGGATTTAAAAATAGCACAGGGATAATTGATACAAACGGAAAAACTTTAGTTGAGTTTGGATTTAATCCCGAAGCCGGTGATACAATTAAGATTGTATGTTTATCAGCAACAACAGATATAGCACCTAGTGACTTATCTGTAATTAATATCAACACACAAACAGTTTATTTTGAAGGAAGTACACGAACATTTGATATAGATGGATTTTTTGAATATTCTAGAGGAAGTTCGGGTAATGCTGTAATTGTTGAAGTTGACGGTCGAATCCTAAAAGGATCTGATACAATTTATAGAACATACGACGGAACTAATAACGTTATTGTTCTAGGCCAGGATCCTTACGAAACTCCTGGAAGTATTTTGCCAAGCAACTTAAAAGTTTTTATTAATGATGTATTAGTAGAGTTCATTACTAATTATGTATTTGATGGTCCAACAAAAGAATTAACAATATATCCTGATTCTTTAAACATTGGTGATATTATTAAAGTTGAAAATGACCTAAGACGAGAGTATACAATATCAGGAAATTCTGTTACGATATTAGACGATGTTTCGATGGTATCGGCAGACGAAACAGATAATGTTAAAATTGACATTACTTGGTTCAATGAATATCCTACTCTTGATATTGTTTCGGATGAAAAGACAGGAGGAAGAGTTAATATTCAATTATCTAGAATTCCTATTTCGTCTAGCTATGTATGGGTATACAAAAACGGAAATAGACTAATGTTAGATAAAGATTATTATGTTTCTTTACCAAGAGGAGCAATTTATCTAAAAGAAGATACAACCTCTGAAGATAAAATAAAAACAATTAGTTTTTCAAAATCTATTTTTAAATTACCAAGTGCATATGAAATTCACAAAGATATGCTCAACGTATATCACTTTAATAGATTCTCTTTAGATGACATTAAATTAGCATCTGATCTAAATTATTTTGATACTACAATTACTTTAAATGATGCATCGTCATTGGCTGATCCTGTTAGAAATAGAAATATTCCTGGAGTTGTTTGGATTTCCGGTGAAAGAATAGAGTATATGACTAAAACAGAAAATGTTTTAGGACAATTAAGACGTGGTACACGAGGAACACCTATTGGAGAAAAATATTTAATTGATACTAAGGTAGCAGACGTTGGTTATAATGATATTATTCCTTACGAAGACACACAAGAAAGATATGATTTTTACAGTGATGGAAGTAGTTTATTAATAGGTCCTCTTGAATTTATTCCAACTAAATCTAATAAAAATAGATGGTACAATTCTAATTTTTACATAACTAAGGGCATCTATGATGAAAAAATTAAGTATGTAACCGGCAATGTTATACAGGTTGATGATAGTTTTTATACAAATATCAGACCTTGTATTAATATTAAACCTTTAGAATCTAACGATTGGGAAACTTACTGGGATTTAATTACAATTCCTACTAACTACGGACCTTGTGATACTATTGAAGTGTTTGCAGAGGGCCGAAGATTAGTAAAAGACCCGCAGGTTGTTTGGAGTGAAAATAACGGTATAGATGGATTTATTGTAACTGAAGCTGATTTTTCAGTTGACGGGTCATCAAACTATCTACGCTTAACTAACCCGTTAAAAGCTGGAACACGTATAACTTTAATTAGAAGAACAGGAAAAACCTGGTACGATAGAAGCGAAACATCGGCAAGTTCGGGTGTTACTTTGTTGAATAACAACACTCCTGTAGCTAAATTCATAGCGCAGAAGACCACTTCTATACCTGAATAAATATATGATGATGGAGTCAAACGAGAATAAAATGTCGCAAAATCAAGAAAAAACTACACAGCCGCAGGAAAAACGCCCAAACGAAACGGGCGGATTCCATTTTGAAGGGCATATTAAAATCTTCGATCCCGAGACCAAAGAGGTGTTTATTGATAAACGCAACGCTATCCATTACGAAAATATGTCAGTTGCAATGGTACAATCGTTGTCAAATCAAGGTCAAGGAACAGTATATCAAATGGTGTTTGGAACAGGCGGAACAACAGTAGATCCAACAGGGTTAATAACATATCTAACTCCAAATACAACTGGTATTAATTCTAGCTTATATAACCAAACTTATTCAAAAATTGTTGATCAGAATTCGTCATCAAATACTGACCCGTTGAGAAATAAAATGGAAATTAGACATATCAGCGGAGCAACTTATAGCGACATTTTAATTAGTTGTTTATTAGACTACGGCGAGCCTTTAGATCAAGAAGCATTTGATAACTCTGTTGATATGAATGGAGAATTTGTATTTGATGAACTGGGACTAATGAGCTACAACCCCAACGGAACAGGCAAATTGTTAACCCACGTAGTTTTCCACCCAGTTCAAAAATCGTTAAACAGATTATTACAAATTGACTACACAATTCGTATACAAAGTTTAACTGGATTTACAGGAGCTTAATAAATGCCATATATTGTTAATTTTACAGATAGTGCAAATAAGACTCCTATAACAGTATTTGATAATACATCAAACACTGATACTAGTTTAACATTTCCAGGTAGAAACGTTACTGGGTACGGTCAGATTGTAGCCGAAAACTTTTTAGCATTATTAGAGAATTTTGCTTCAACAGACGAACCAATGAATCCTACAGAAGGACAACTTTGGTATAAGAGCGATGACGGAATTCTAATGATGTGGGACAACACAAGTTGGAAAGCAGCATCGGGAATTCAAAAGGGAACAACAGAACCAGCAGTTGCAGAAAGCAAGGTTGGTGAATTATGGGTAGATACAACTAATCAACAGCTTCGTATTTTTACAGGCACACGTTGGCTATTAGTTGGTCCTGCAGAAAGTTCTGTAGACGGTTTAAGATACGGACCAGTAGTTGAAAGTATTTCCGATTCGGATAACATCACTCGATATATTTTAACATTTTATATTGCAGATATTCCTGTAATTATTTTTTCTAAAGACAGTTTTACCCCAAAAGTTTTAATTACCGGATTTGATATTATTCGATCAGGTATGAATATTTCATTGCCAACAACAGACTCTGCAATAAATGAGTTTGTTGGAGGGTACCTTCCTACTTTATATGGAACAGCTAAAAATGCAAATGCCTTAAACATTGGCGGCGTTGAAGTTGCTGCCGGAAAATTTTTAAGATCTAATACAGTTAATACTACTGACTATGCGTTTAATATTAGAAATAATAACGGCTTAACCGTAGGTATTGACGGAACATTTAATATCGGAACTACTGCTACCACCGCTAAGATTTATAATTCGGCAGCAGGCAGTTCGATTGATATACAGACAAACAGAAATGGTATTCCTTCTACTATTCTTAAAGTAGTTGATAATACAGTTGGTATTAATCAAGCCAGTCCTACTGAAGCATTAGATGTTGACGGAAACATTAAACTTACTGGTTCTGTTATTGTAACAGATATTACAGCAAGTACAAATTTAAATAACGGAAGCATCAGGACCGCCGGCGGTGTAGCAATTTCTAAAAATCTTTTAGTTGGCGAGGGTGCTAGTATTGCTGGAGTATTAGAATCTAATACAATACAACCAAAAACAACTGATACCTTTAATCTAGGAACCGGATTAAAGAGATGGAATACAGTACAGGCTAAAACAATTATTGCAGATACCATTCAAGGCGTCCTTGATGGAAATATTAGTGGTAATTCTAACACAGCGACATCATTAAAAAATGTTACAACATTTCAGTTATCCGGAGACGTTGTTAGTCCTGCAATTCAGTTCGACGGGCAAACAGGAAGTTACACTAAGATTTTTAACACAACTCTTACTGCAAACATTATTTCTAGTAAGTCCGAACCATTTCCTAAAGTATCTAAAAAGACAGATTATGTATTAACATATAGAGCAAGCGAATCTACAACTATATCGTCTGGTTTATTAAAACAAACAAGAGACACATTTGTTGGAGATATGGGTATTCCAATCGGTGGCATCATTCCATATGCAGGCGCAACAGCACCTTATGGTTTTTTATTTTGTGATGGATCAGAAGTTGAAAGATCAAAATTTCCAGATCTATACGATGTAATTGGAACAACATATAATGGTACAGGTTCGTTAACTGGAGTCAACACATTTAGAATTCCGGAC